GGCAGGCACGCCAAACATATTGCCCGCCGAACGAGTCACAGTAAACTGCGGCTGTTGGTAAACAAAGTCGTCACCGTATATTCGGTATTTAGATGGATCAGCGTCGATAAGATCTTGACCGGTAGGTATATCATCGATGTTGATACCTTCTACCTCTTCAGGCTTGGATAAGGCGCTCAAACCCAACACTGCGGCAGCGCCGGGGCCGTACTTTCTCAAGGCGTCCATGCCCAAACCGGTGTTGGATTTTATGAATGCATCGGTTTCGATAGCGGTAGGAGCACGCCCGTACTCGTTTGTAAGATATTTATTGACGCCCTCGGCATCAATTTCCCCCGTAGGAAGAAAAAGGTTCTTGAGTGCTTGAATCCTTCCGCCAAACATACCTACGGGTTGCCCGTCAGGACCTTTTATACCCGTAAAAATATCTCCAACGCTTTCAAACGCTCCGGGCACTTGCAAACTTTCTAAAGTCGGTACGTCGGCCCCGGCTCCTGCATCGGCACCCGCAGCGGCATCTGCACTCGTAACACCGTCAGTAGCGCGAGTTCCGCTTTCGGGTAGGCCAGCTTCGCGACGATAACTGCGCAAGAGAGGATCTTGAGCACTTTCGGCCAAGGTCGTGTCTATGTCCGTAAATAGCTGCTGTGTTCCGGGGAACATTTCTAGAGACGCATCAACAGGGGGCTGAGTGCCCGGTAAACGTATGCCGGTTACTTCAGTCGCGGTTGCATCGATAGCTCCCGGAAGCGTTGAAGCTACCGAACCGGTGGCGTCAGCGGAAACTTCCATGTTTTTCAGCATGCTCTGTAGCTCACCGGATGGCAAAACCTCTGTTGTTGTCCCCGGTTCACCGGCAGTTGAAAGGTCCCCTGTCTTAGCTAAAGTAGCGTCCATTACGTCCAAGTCGGTGCTTAGGGTTTCGCCCAGTTTAGTATCTACTTGAGGAGCTACGTCTGCTTCTGGGGTGGTTTCGGCTGCGGTCCTGCCGCGAACCATCTCCAGACCTTTCGTCGTAAGACCCGCTACGGCGGCGCTTTTTAAGATATCGACCGGTTTTCCACCAGAAAGCGTGGTGTTAATAGCCGATTGAGTCATCATTTGTTTGGCGCTGTTTTCAGCCCAACCTCGGGCATTTCCAATTTTGCCTGCGGCAAAGCTAGAAATACCGCCTATGGCCGCTGCTTTTAAGCTGTCTTTTAAGCTGCCGCCTGCAATTGCCGTCTGAGCGCCTGAAACAATTGCAGATGCGGCTACTGGACCAACCACTGCGCTCAAAGCAATCGTAGCTATAACCGGCAGAACCTTTTTGACAATCTTTTTCAAGCCCTTGAACAGCTTCTTCAAGAAGAATTCAGGCTGACCTGTCACAGGGTTGATTGAGTTAAGCTCGTTACCTACAACGTAACGCTCTGGCTCAATGCCCATGATGCGCATTTCTGCAAAAAGCTTTTCTTTAAGGGCGGGATTCTGCTCGAAGACTTCCATAGGGATCACAGTCTCGCCTTCGGCGGCGTGAACCATGTATTCGTCTTCGTTGCGGCCATACTCAGCCAGCTTGTCGGCTATTTTTACAACGTTTGTAATGCCTTTGGGTGGCACATCGTCGTCGTCATCGGCCCAAGAGCCGGTTTCAGCCGTCAAAAAGGTGGCGATACCGCCTTCCGGTATAGGAACCTGATCCAGTTCCTCAAACTCATCGTATTTAAGTGCAGCTTGTCCCATGTCCTTAGTATACGCCTATTTTTATTAGAAGAACCAACCTAACCGTGTACGTTCACCACGATAGATCCGTTTGTAATTACCTGAACAGACCCGACCTGCCCCTGCGCCTCAAGAGAAGACGTAGTGTATGGAAGAGGGTCCGACAAATTTATCCATTGATCCCCGTCGTAAAGCTGAAGACGACCTACTGAAGGGTTCCAAATCAAGGCCCCCGCGTCAAACTTTAATGTATCTCTTCGCTCCGTAGTAAACTGCGGCGTCGAATCAGGATCAAACGAGTCAAGACTAAGCTCTAGTAGGCGAATAGTGCGGTTAAACGTGCCGCTGTCTACTTGATCTCCGTTTGGTGCAAACGGCAATCGGCCTTGTAGTAGCTTACTCATCGCCTACCGTTCGGCTGTAGATCTAGACGTGTGCCACCAATCCTAAAGCCAACGCCTAAGCGATCACCAGTAGCCCCATCGTCATCTGATTCAAAGCGAACAACCGCTTGTCGGCCCCTAGCGCGAGTATCAATCTTGGTAGTGCTTCCCGTAAACGCGGTTGTTTGATCCGTGGTCAGTGATTCGCCGGGGAAATTACGAGCTTTTAAAACAAAGTTCATGGTCTGTGTTGCACCGGAATCCCCCGTAAACTTAACGTCTGGAATACAACGCCGAACAAACTGAAACTGCTCCCCGTCACCCAGATCAAAGTCCGCGCTTTCAATAAACACGTTGTCCATCGGCGAATCTTCGTCATCAAAACCTGTTTCATGACTGAAGATGTAATTACTACTGCTAGAAGTACCTGCCGCACGAGGAAAACTTTCAATACCTTCATCTAGCCACGCGGTGCGCGATAGATTACCTATGGCCCACGTCTGCTCGACATAGTTGTACGTTACATATCGGTCGATCACGTCTGAAGTAGATGAGCAATAAAACCAGCCTACTTCGTCAAACTGCTTGTTCACAAAGCCAAACACCTGAAAAGACTGCGTTTCGTTGAAATCGTCTAGAACATAAGACTTCACACTGCACGGGACAGCTTGAACAGAGCCTTGGTAGGCATAAAATCCTTTCTTGTCCATCCAAAACACGCCATTAGGCGTATTAATCGCTGCGTTTGGACCTACAAGGCTTACGCCTTCGTTAATCAGGTTTAAGCCAAAGGTCAGCGGTGGACCAATAAACTGTAAGCTATACAGCGCCACGTCAGTCCAGATTAAAGTTTCTTGCCTTGCTCGAATGCCACCAATAATTTGTGATCCCGCAGAACATCTCAGTGAACCGGCGGTGTTGGTTGCCGTGGGGAACCATTCTGCGGGGTTCTCTTGGTCAGAGAAGGCAACAAGCAAAGGGTCAATAGTTCCTGTTCTGGCAGTTGCTGCGTCGTTTATTGGGTCTGCGCCTAGTGCAATGACGTGTCTATCCACGTCGGATACCAAAACTTGAAGGGCGGCTGTCGGCGTGAAATTAGCGCCGGTCAAAGCAGAGATGTTTACCGCTCTGTCAGTTCCTAGCGTTTTTGCGCTGGTATCCCAGTAATAGATGCCGCCCGCACGCACATTTGCTATTAAGTCTTCGCCAAAACTGTCCATAGACCACAGGCGTAGTTGATTAAGAGAGCTAAGAGGACTGCTAGAACCCCATCCGCCACTTCCCCAAGCACCCACACCCCAGCCTGTTCCTGTAACAAACACATCCAGACCGACATTGATCTGATATGTACCAACCGTTGAGCTACCGCCGTTGCCACTGTCGCTGCTGTTGGCCGTAACAGTTGTTCCAGAAGTATCTTTTGCTGTGATTACATACACGTTGGTACTAGTAATCGAATCAATCTCATACTCTTGGTTAAGAACGGCAGCAACCACATTTCCGCCAAGGGATGCCGCGCCCGAAAACGTTACAAAGTCGCCTTTTGCCGCACCGTGAGCAGTGTCGGTTACGTTAATAGAGCTTGATCCGTTGGTCGCGCCAAAAGTTACGTCACCCGCTGCCGTGGTTGACCGTATGGGCGTTATATCGTTGTAGTTTGTGCCTGTTTGGATGTAGAGTTTTTTTGATGTACCGACACCCAAAAGCTTTGTGCCATCAAGGTCCGTCCAGCCAAAAAGTTTTCTGCCAGTTCCCACAAAAGAAGACGTGATATATTTAACCCAGCCGCCAATTTTTTCAGGCAAGCCCTTGCGAAAGCGCACCAAATTACCGTCAAACCATCCGCCTTCGGCGGTATAATCTGTGCCTTCTTTGTTTATTCCGGGATTAAAAATAAATTTTTGTAACGGCATTAGATATACTCACCACTACGAATCATTTCGGTTACGCGAATCGCTCTCGTACCAACCTGTTTCGCCCATTTACTATCCATAAATTCATCTGCGGCGATATCAAACTGCTCCCGCGACATTGCCTCAAGAGCATTTACAAAACCGCGCAACCTAGTTAAACCAAGGTTGAAACAGATGTCGATCATTGCATCTTGCCGCGCTTCGTTGATGCCGTTGAACCAAAAGTAAGCATCCGATAGCTCGTCTTTCACTCGCGCTATGTCATTCGCCAGCAGATATTCGATCTCATCATCAGACAGCCCAAGGCCAGACTCGCTGATATTTCGCCCGACGCCTATGGTTTCGTAGCCAGCGGAGCACAAATAAACCTTAGATTTGACGCCTTCGTGGCGTTTTATCATTTCAACAAGCTTGCTCATTACTTACCAACACCTTTAACGCGCTCAAATGATCTAGCGCCGCCCAACCCCAACATACCAAGAAGAAGCGGCATCATCACGCCAGCATCGGCTTGAGGAATGATTAAGCCAAACCCTGCTGCGATAGGCGAAATTAAGAAGTTCACCATTAGCCCTAGTACGCATGTATAGCCCGCAAGCGGTCGCCAAGACGATTGAAACCAATTCCCCTTTGCGTCGAGCTTCAAAACTTCTATCTGCTCAAGAGCAATCTGCTGCGCGTGACGCTCCGACATGGTGGAAATTTCATGGGCCAAGGCATTCTTCTGATCCTTGTCCTCAATAAACTTGTCCAATAGCCCCGTAACCGGCCCTACTAACGATGCAACAATGCTCATAATCTGCCCCTTATCTGCTATTCGTCTACGTAGTTACGCCCAAACCTTAACTTTTTTACCGCCCCAATACTCAACGGCATGGCCTTCATCGATCAGGATCTGGCACATGCTGGCACCTTCGGAGGTCTTTGGAATGCCTAAAATGCGGCCATACTTGCCTTTGCCGAGGGATTCTACTTGCATTTCAGCAGAACAAAGCTCTACAAGCCGTGCTTTAGCCGCCAGCCCTAAGACCTTCTCAGCCTTGTTCCTAGTGCGGGACTCCGGTGCGTCAATGCCTGCGAGCCGTATGCGTTGCTTCTTCAGCCACACGTCAAAGCCCAAATCAATGTCCACATCTATGGTGTCTCCATCAATGACCCGGACAAGTTTAGCCTTATAGTGATACATCTTATCTCCTGCTTGACCACGCTTGAGCACCAAAGAACGCCGCCAGTATACCTGCAACAGAGACGAAATAGACTGCTGCCATATCGCCCAAGATCTTTGCGGCTTGAGATAGGCCGAAAAACTCCGACGCGACCACCAGCGATGGGTACAAAAGCATTCCCCACAGCGCAAACCAACTCATGGCGCGTTGTGCATCCGCACGCTCATGGTGAAGCTTTAGCTCTAACAACTCTTTGCTAGTTTCTATTTCTTCATCAGAAACCACGCC